TTCTTTGGAAGACATTAGAAAGAAATTAGCAGGCAAGTAGTAAAAGCGAAAATTAAAATAAGTCAACGGGAATCAAAAAAAAGGTAAAGAAAAACGTTGGCTTATTTTTTTACAAATTTCAAAAAATGACGAAAGACATAATAAATAAAATTGTTCAAAAATTTAATAGTGAGGATGTTATAAGATTTTCCGACAAAGATGGTTTTAGGGATGTAAAAAGCTGGGCACATACAGGAAGCCCAACGTTGGATTATAATTTACATACCTTTGGCTTTCCAACAGGAATAGTCGAGATAGCAGGAAAAAGCCGTAGCGGAAAAACCACTTTGGGACTGATGGCAATGAAACACTTCTTAAAAGAAAATCTTGATAATGGAATTGCCGTTATTCTTTCAAGCGAAAACCGAGATAACAAAGATTATGCCTTACAACTTGGTCTCCCTGTAGATAGGATAATCATTGTAAAAATAAAGTATGTTGAAGCTATGTTCATGCAGGTAAAGAAATTGATAATGGACGTAGATGAAATAATGAAAGAACAAAAGTTGAAACCTAAATTCTTTTTCCTTTGGGATAGTTTAGGAGCAACACTCTCAAAGGCAGAATTCGATACCATGGAATCGAATATAAAACTATTAGAAAAAGAATTACAAAAGGGAGTAGCAGTAGAAAATATGGGGTTTAAAAATGAAAAAATGATGTCATTCGCCAAAGAAGCAAAAAAGTTTGCTAAATATATTATGTCCGAGATGTATACTCATATTATTCATTTTGTAATTCTTAATCACCAATACGATACAACAGCTCCTAGAGGATTTGTAACTACACGTAAAAGCACTGGCGGTGAATGGATAGAACTTTTGCCAACTTTACGTCTTTCTTTGAGGAGCAGGGGATATGAAAAATTAGATGATGTTGAGGTTGCCCAAACTTCCGAAGTCAAAGTTTTAAAAAATGATTTTGGAGGACGTAAAAGCACGGAAATTAGAATTCTATTAGGGTATGGTATTATTTTATCCCAGGACGATATAGATTATGCTTTGGAAAAAGGCATATTAAAAAAGGAGGGGGTAAGAAAAATATCGTTCATGAACGGAAAATTAACTTGGAGCTCACCGAGAGAATTTTACAGACTTTATTATGAACATAATAAGTTTTTAACCGTTTTGCATAAAAAAATACAAAAATCTATGCAAGAAGATTTAATGGCAATGAAACAAAAATTAGAAAATCAATTAGAAAATGAGGATAATACGTAACAATATAATCCCTTGTAAGGGGTTTAAAGCTATAAATTTATTTGGCGTTATTTTTATGCGTAAAAACGCTGAAATAGATTTTATTACCTTACAACACGAAGCAATACATACAGCACAATTGAAAGAAATGCTGTATATATTTTTCTATGTTTGGTATGTGGTGGAATGGTTAATAAGATTAATTATTTACAGAGATTCAAAAAGGGCGTATAAAAAAATAGGTTTTGAGCGGGAAGCATATAGTAGTCAAACCGATGAAGATTATTTATTAAATCGCAAACCATATAATTGGATAAAGTATTTATGAAAAAAGTAATAGGAATATTAGCAAACGATATTCATTTAAACAAAGATAACGGAACATTGGTAAAAGATATTTTCCAACAAGCAATCAATGTTTGCAAAAAATACGGTACAAATAATTTGTTTTGCGGGGGAGATGTCTTTACAAACCGTTCGGGGCAACCGTTACAATGTTTGACTGATTGGAGAGAAATTTTGTTAAACCTGCAGCAAAACGGAATTAGAATATATGCTATTCCAGGAAATCACGATAAAACATCAGCAGCGGATGAAAAAAGTTATTTGGATGTTTATAGCGATGATTGTTTGAAAACATTTCGCACGGCAGGTTTTGAAATGTTTAATGACATCCTGGTGGCTTTTATCCCTTATTTTGACGATGAGCGTTGGTTGGAGGAATACAAAGAATTAGAGAAAAAGGTTACAAAAATCAATCACCGACTAAAAATTTTAATCACCCATTCTGGATTTGATGGTGTTATGAATAATGACGGTTCTAAGGTAGAATCTATTATAAAACCAGCAATGTTTACCGATTGGACAAAGGTATTGATTGGACATTATCATAATGCTTCCCAACTGGCGGATAATGTATTTTATACAGGTTCTGTTTATCAAAACAATTTTGGTGAAACCGTAACCGATAAAGGGTTCACGGTTATATATGCGGACGGAAGTATAGAATTTGTTCCCTCGGAGTTTCCTCGTTATATTAAAGAAACAATATATGCAACCGACAAAGAAACGTTGCGGAATTTATTAGAAAAATATACTGGGGAAACTTATCATCATATTCGGTTTATCATAAAAGGAACAAAACGGCAATGCCAAAATGTAAGCACAACAGAAATAGTTACTGCGGGCATTGACGTGAAATTTGAGATTGATGAATTAACAAAAAATATTGAAGCCAGCGAACAAGACACGGTTTTATATTTTGATAGAAGTACAATGGTAAAAACCTTTTTAAGTTTTTGCCAAGAAAACGAAATAAAGGGGGAAAACTTAAAATTCGGTTTAAAATTAATTAAAAATATTGAAAATGTGGAATCCTGAAAGAATAGAAATACAAAATCTTTTTGCTCATAAGTATACGGTTTATGAATTTAAGAATAACACTTGCACGGTGATATTCGGAAAAAATGAAACCGATAAAGGAATGACAAATAATGGGGCAGGGAAAACAACATTGTTTGAAGCAGTATGTATTGCTTTAACCAATGATAGTTTGCGCAATATCAGAAAAGATAGTTTTATAAATTACAACGCTGAAGATTGCACAATAGATTTAACTTTACAGAACCCTGTTTTGAATAAAACATTGCGCATTGTACGTCGTTTTTTTCGTAAAAATCGCCCTGTACAAGTAGAAATTTGGGAAAACGGCGTTTTGAATACCCAAATAACATCCGTTGCGGAAGCCAATAAACGTGTTTATGAATTGATAGGCATAGGACGAGAAGACCTTTTGCGTTATTTCATCATTGGGCAGGATAACCGTTACACCTTTTTTACCGCATCTGATACCGAAAAAAAGGAAATATTGAACCGTATTACATCCGCCGATATGATTAATCCCGTTTTGGAACAATTGGATGCCGAGAATAAGCAATTAAATGCCTTTCAGGACGCTTTAAGAGGTGAGGTTGATAAACTATATGCAAAGAAAGAGATAATTGAAGAGCAAAGACGAGAAGCAGCGAAACAAGATGATATTGATGAGGAATTGAAACGTATAGATGAAAAAATCAGTGAGAATGAATCTCAATTAGATGTAACCACCCAAACGTTGCAAAAATTTTCTACTTATTTAAAACAAAAAGAACAAGAATTACAAAACATCATAGTACCAGATTTAACAAAACTTCGTCAACAACGTCAACGTTTACAACAACAATTCAATGAACAGGATAAGTTATTGAACGCTACCCAACGTACAATGCGCAAATTAAAAACCGAATTGGAAGATGCTATAACGTGCCCCAGTTGCGGTTATGAATTTGTTCATGAATCTGATTTGGGTTTAGCCGTTGAAGACATAAAACGTTTGATGAAGGAAGCAGAAATAGAAATCAACAAACAAACAAAGACATTAAAACAATTAGAACAACAATTAAAAACCGTTTTAGAAAAAATAGAAATAGGAGAACAAGAGGAAGAGAAATATAAAAAATTACAATTGGAAATAAAAGATCTCCAACGGCGTATAACATACAGAAAAGATGAGCAGGGAGAACTCTTAATCAAAATTGAAAAACTTAACAAACAAAAACAGGATATAAAACTTAACAAACAAAAGAATAAATTGTTGGAAGATTTAAAAAAACGAGAACAACAATTAGACGTAGAAATAAATGAATTAAATAGTAAAATATTGCCAGTACAAGAACAATTAGAAAAGGTACAATTTTGGCAATTTCATATGGGGCGTTCGGGATTTCAAACTTATCTTGCTAACAAGGCGATAAAAATATTGGAAGGAACAACCAATATGTATTTAGAAAAAATGAAAATAGATTATCGGGTGATGATAACACCGTTCACAGTTTTGAAATCGGGTGATGTGCGTGAAAAAATTGATTGTTTTATAACAGACAACGGTCGGGATGCTAAAAATTTTATGGCGTACAGCGGTGGTGAACGGCAGCGTGTAACCCTGGCGGGAATTCTTGCTATACAACGTCTGATAAATTTGTCGTTAAATGGCGGTGGTTTAAATCTATTGCTCCTGGACGAAAGTCTTGGAAATATAGATACGTTTGGAACAACGGAGATTGTTAGAATATTGGAAAATTTAGGCATTACAGTTATGTTAATAACACAGAACGTGGAGGATAGTAGCATTTTTAAAAATGTTATTCAAGTAGTTAAGCGGGGAGGAGTTTCAAGTTTCATTTAAAAAAAAGTACATATGGGTAAACA